GATCTCCTTGTCCCAGCCGTAGTCGTCGGCCATGTCCATCAGATCTGAACGGGTCTTGTCGTCGTGCAGATAGGCGACGAAGCGCGCATCCTCGATGGTGGTCGCCGAGCGGTTGAGGAACAGGTTCTCCGGTTTACAGGCAACGTCGCAAATCTTGGCGGGACGCGCGACCTTGGCCAATTTCACTGTCCATGTCGGCACATCAACCAGTATGGATTGACCCGTCGCCGGGTCTTGGGTTTCTTCCTGGGTGGGCTTGCCTGGTTTGGCGAGCCCGGTGGACTGCCAGCCATCCTCTTCCATCAGGATCGCCAGTTCCATCTCGCTTTGATCGCGGAACCAGCGTGCCTCGGCTCGCTCCGGCTCCCAATATGCACGCGCCAACCCATTGCCGAGCTGCAGGCTGTCATCGGTGGCCGTCAGCAGCACGCGATAGCCGTCATTCTCGCGGAAGAATGACCAGTTGGTGTATTCCGAGGCGTCGCGCGCCCAATCGTCGTTTTCCTCGCGCACCTTGTCGTATTGGACCATCTGGTCCGACGCCGTGAATACGCGAACGATGCCCGGCTTGATCCACGAGATCGTGTCAGCGAACGTCCGGTCGGTCTGCGTCGAGCCGTTGGGCCGGGCCGGCGTGTCGTTCATTTCGCCGCGGGCGTATTCGATGGCGCGGGCGCGCTTGTCGCTCAGTTCGGTCGAATCGAAACCACGAGCCGAGCGGATTTCGTCAGCTACGATGGCGCCGAGATCGAAGCCCTCGACCTCGATATCGTCAGCCATCAAACCACCCACTCGGTTCCAACCTGCGGCATCCGAGCCGGCCGTGCCCGAAACACGTCCGCGTCTGTTGCCCGGCGCCACATCTGCCCGTCATCGCGCGCGATCTGCAGGTATTGGTCATCGCCATCAATGACCTGTCGCGTCAGCACGCGATGACCTTCCTCAGACCCGTCCTCGATGATGCGCCACATCTCACCCTTGTAGCGCTTCATGTGACCCACTCCGTTTCGACTTGGGGCAAGTCAGTTCCGCTTGGCTCTTCGTAGTCGATGCACATCAGTCCAAAGGCATCGCTATTGTGGACGACTGCACCGTTCGCCAACGAGAACCAGTGGCCGTCTGGAACGGTTATGTCCCAGACGTCGCTCGTTTCACTTAAGTGCGTTACGCTCTCGATACGCAGCCACCTTGCAGGCCTGAGAGCAGAACTTGCTACTGTTGCCCCCTGCCCGAACCAACGCCATAAACGGCTTAGAACAGTGCTGGCAGGGTTTTTCCTCGCGCTTCCACTTCGTCCAACTCTTGGTGCGCTTGGCGTGGCGCTTATGCCAAAGCCTGCCCTCAGCCGAGGCGTGCCATTCGGCGGCCTTAGTGCGAGCGTCAGCGCTGAACCATCCTTCCTCGGTTGGTTCGCGCTTCGCCCGCGAAATGACCAAATGCTCGCTGGCATCCATGCATTCGAGATTTTCGAGCCGGTTGTTGAGAACGTTGCCGTCTCGATGGTGGACGTGACAGCGAGGCGGAATGGGACCGAAAGCAGCGATCCAAGCATCCCGATGAAGCTTCTTGCCGCCGCGCGATAGGTAGTTGTCGCTTGGCCACAGGCGATAGAGACCGCCATCGAAATACTGCGTGACTTCGTCCAGGTAGATCGGATCGCGGTATTCGCTGTCAGGGACTCGGCGGATTTCCACCCGCCGTCCGTCAAGAACAAATGATCCGGCGTGCATTTCACCGAATACCCGCTTGTGAACCGCACCTCCACAAGTCGGGCAGCACGCTTCGTCACTCTTGGGTTGATGTACCGCTTCCAGCCGCATGGCGTTAGAATCTCACCTGTTTTTGGGAGATTCATTATCTGTTGCGTTCCGTAACGCGTCAATACCTCTGTGTGGCTGTGGAAGCACCCATGGCTGGCCCAATCATGCTCAGGCCCAAGCCCGACAGCCCGCTTGTCGTCGATCTTTTCGTGATACCAGCCCAACGCCGTCCGACCCGGCTCAGTGGGCTTGGCGTTGAATCTGATGCGCGGGAACAACCGCCGCGCCGTCTCGATACGCATCGCAGCAGCGCCGGCACCCTGGTTCGGGATCGTCCGCGCGTCGAACCCGGCAGACCGGATCGCGCCCTCATAGGTTGTATCGATGACCTTTTCGCCGCTCCCGCCATCATGGGGCAGGATGCAGTACGCCTCGCCATAGCCACGCTTGCGAAGCCACGCGAGATGCGCCGCCAATGGCTGATGCCGGGCCTCGTAGTAGTCCAGTACGTTGATGTGCTTGCCGATGAACTGGCAAACCCAGATTGCCGTCGCATCGGCTTTTGCCCCGGAACCGCCAATGTCCCAATAGGCCCTGATCGTCATCAGCGGATCGAGGGCGAGGTCGGTGATACGACCCGTCTCTTTCGCAGTGGTCAATGCTTGCGCGTAGTAAGCGCCCTCGACTGCTGTCTTGAATGCGCCTTCCCAGATGTGCTCGTACTGTTCCGGCCGCTCTTCCTTGTCGCGCAGCCTTTGTCGATCAAGGATGGCGGGGAACTTCGGGTTATCCCGCCAGTTGAGCTCGATGATCTTGTATCGTGGGTCCGAAGGGTGGCCGAAGCGCTTGTTTGTCGCGCTCGTCTCGCGCTCGGGGTTCCATGTGACCCACAGCTCGCTGTCTTCCTCGCGAAGCGTGGGGATAAGCTTGACCCAGGCCTCTTCCGAAACAGGCTCGGCTTCGTCCACCCAGCACAGCAGGATGCGAGACTTCGACTTGATGCTGTCGATGTTGCGATCAAGCCCGGCGAACGAGTAGTGGATGCGCCCGCTGGCGGTCCTGACGTATTTGTCGCCGATGTCGAAGTGGGGGAGCAGCCAGTCCTCTTCCCGAATGGCCGCCTTGATTTCCTCGAGCGAGCTATCCTCGAGGCTGTTCATGTATTCGCGGCCGCAGAGCACGATGCCTTCGCGGCCGGCCATGTCCCACATGTAAGCACGAACCGCAGTCATCTTGGCGAAGTTGCGGGTCTTGCCAGAACCTCGCCCACCCTTGGCGCCACGCACATCAGCTTCACCGGCAAAGACCGGGATGAGCTTCGGTGGCAGCCTAACTTGCGCTGTGGTCATTCAGTGAGCGGTACGAGCTCAACGCGGGTAGTGACGTCGGCGGTGACCTTCTGGTCTACCTCGAGCTTGTCACCGAACCGCTTGGGCGCCATCTTGCTCATGGCCCACTTTCGCGTGTCGATCCGTAGTTTGGCGCGCTGGATGGTGTCCGGGTCTTTCAGCAAGTCCACCGGGCTTTCCCACTGATCGGCAATCTCGAAGATTTCCTCAAGCAGTGAGTCCGTCTGAGCTTCCCTCGCACGGGCGTATTGGTCGCGAAATTCATCATGCTTGGTCAGCCACCGAAAGACGGTCGATTTGTCCGGCATATCGTCCGCTCCGCATATCTTGCGCAGCGATGTTCCTTCGGACAGCCCTTCGCAAATGCGATCAGCTACCGACTGAGTGAAATCGGTTGGTCTTGGCATGCGAGCCTCCGCCGGGGCCGCAAGCGGCAGATCGGCTACATTTGGCTGGTTCAGTCTGGCGGGCCGGTTCGCTACTCAGCGAGCTCTATTGCCCTACTTTGCGCCGCGCCTGCAGGCTAAGGCCGTGATCTGTTCTTCGATGGTCGTGCCCAATATTGCCGCGCGGGTGAGTGCCACGTCCGGCGGTGGCGCCCCAGACCCGTACGTCCGGTCCCACTGGCCCGCCAACCGCGCCTTTGAGGCCAGGAATTTTCTGCCGGCCTGCACGATGGAGGTCGTGTCGTAGAGCGACATTTTTGCCTGCTACGATGCTATCGGACTAAAAAGCAAAGCCCCAGCGCTTGCCGGGGCCTGTGTGGTCGCAAATCGCGACTATGAAAATTAGGACTAGACCCGTTCGGGATTCACGTCAAGTGCGGTTGAGGTTTCATGTAGAACGCAGCCGAACATGTGGCCGACTAGCATGCCCCAACCCTCATGACCCTCCACCGTACAGCCGTCTTCGCCGATCTCATCCGGGCCGTACCCGTAGCCCACGAGCCACTTTCCACACGCGCCAGCTTTGCTATCGAACCGCTGATCGGGCTGGAAGTGTCTGCACGTCTTGCAGCGCTCCATCACGCCGCCCTCCTGCTCTCAAGCCCATAGTGCCTTGCCAATGCGTTGAGCACCAGCCTGGTATCGCCTAGCATGTGGTGGAGCTCGACTTCCTTGACCACGCATAGGTCGATTGCTGCCCATAGGTTGCCGCGGTTGCCGATGATCTGCTGCGCATCGCGAATGACTGCCTCGACGGCGCGGTAGCGTTCGATGCTTTGCTGACTGCGCTTGACGTTCTCGCCATGGCTTTGCCCATGCACTGCGTT